CGTCAGTTGTTTCAAGAACACTTCCGTCAGTTGATATTCTATTAAAATTTATAGTAATCTACTTGATGCTGTTGGGAGGTTGTTTAATAATCAATTATAAATACCTTATCATACCGGAAAACAAATAATATACAAAGGATATTTAAAATGGCAACAATAACATCAAGGGAGCAATTCAAAGATTATTGTTTAAGAAGATTGGGTTTTCCTGTAATTGAAATTAACGTTGATGATGACCAAGTGTCTGATAGAATAGATGATGCACTACAATATTGGCAAGACTATCACTTTGATGGTCTACAAAAAGTTTATTATATCAAAGCATTACTACCAGGTGATGTTACTCAAAGATATTTGGATTTATCAACTGCAACAGATTCTTCAAATAATGCTATGCAAATTGTTGGTGTCACCAGAATATTTCCTTTGTATGATTCTCAGGCAACAATCAATATGTTTGACCTTAGATACCAACTACGTTTAAATGAGTTGTATGATTTCACATCTGCATCATACATCAACTATACAATGACACAACAACACCTAAGAATGTTGGAACAAAACTTTACAGGTGAAGTTCCTATTAGGTTTCAAAGACATATGCAAAGACTGTATATTGATTGGGCTTGGGGTTCATCACAAGCACCTGCAGGTACAGTAGTTGTTGCAGAATGTTATGCAAACATAGACCCTGCAATATACACACAAGCATGGAATGACCGTTGGTTAAAAGAATATGCCACTGCATTAATCAAACGTTCTTGGGGTAATAACCTTAAAAAGTTTAATGGTATTCAACTACCAGGTGGTGTTACATTAAATGGTGACAAGATTTACCAAGAAGCCACAGATGAAATTAATGCCTTACACGCTGAAATTGGTGACAAATATGGGGCCCCACTTGAAATGTTTATGAATTAAGTAAATATTCTAATGGTGCTCAAATGTCCTTTTTATATAAATAAAATAAAAAGGAGAACTTTATGAAAGTATATTGTATAGAAAATAAATTGACTGGTAAAAAATACATTGGTGTAACCAAAGGTGAAATCAATAGGCGTTATAAACAACATAAACAAATTGCCAAAAACCCTGGTTCATCAAAACATTGTTACATACATAGTGCTATGTTGAAACATGGATTAGAAAATTTTATTGTTTATCAGTTAGATGAGGCTAATACAAAAGAAGAATTGTTTGAAAAAGAAAAAAATTGGATTAAAAAATTAGATACAAAATTAAATGGTTATAATGAAACTGATGGTGGTGAAGGAACATTTGGATGGAAACCAACAGAAGAACAAAATAAACAAAATAGTGAACGTATTAAAAAAGTAATGCAGGACGAAAATCATAGAAAATTGTTGGCAGAAAAATCAAAATTATTTTGGAACAATTTATCAGAAGAAGAAAAAAATATTAGAAGAAATCAATTTAACCAGACAAAAATTGGTAATCAACATGCAAAAGGCAAAACTTGGAAACTTTCTGATGAAACTAAAAAGAAAATGAGTGAAAGTAGAAAAGGTCGTATTGTAGCCGATGAGACTAAAAAGAAATTAAGTATAGTTGCAAAAAAACAAATTGGCAAAAAACATTCTCCAGAAACTATAGAAAAAATGAGACAATCAGCTTTGAATAGAAAAAGAAAACAAGAAAGAGTAGGCACCTAAGATTGCGACCAGCCAATATTTTAATAATTATAACTCGTTAGCCGAACAACGGGTAGTAGAGGACCTCATCACAGAATCCATAAAGATTATGGGTTTTGACGCATACTACCTGCCTATTCAAAACGAGGAAGACCGAGACATTCTTTATGGTGAAGATCCGGTTAAAAAATTCAACTCAGCATTTCCTGTAGAATTCTATCTATCAAGTTCTATGGAATATGGTGGTGAAAGAGAGTTCTTCTCTAAGTTTGGACTTGAGATTAAAAACAATATCAATGTTATTATCTCTAAGCGTTCTTTTTCACAACGAGTACCACAAGCACTATTCACCAGACCACGTGAAGGTGATTTGATTTATGTACCTTTTCTAAATGGTACTGGTGAATTGTTTGAAATTAAATTTGTTAATCAAACAAAAGATTTCTTTATGTTGGGCCGCAAAATTCCATATTACTACGAACTTGAGATGGAGAAATTCAAGTATTCACAAGAACGTATTACTACCGGTGTATTTGAGATTGATGATGTTGTAACACAGTCTGCATATACAATTGATTTAAATTTAAACAGAGGTCTGAGAAACTATACACAAAAAGAAATTGTATATCAATCGGCCGATAATACTTATGCTAATGCTACAGTTGTAGCTACTGTTCAAGGTTGGAGTAATACTTCTAATACATTAAGTGTTACCAATATTGCTGGTGAGTTTGTGAATGGTGGACTAGTTATTGGAATTTCAAGTAATGCAAGGCATACATTAATAACATTTGATCCTATGTTGGATAGTACTAGAAATGAAGTCTATGATAACGAACACATTCACGGCGAAGCCAATACAATTATAGACTTCTCTGAAATTAACCCATTTGGACCAATCTAATGTCAACACCATATTACAATAGAACAATAAGAAAACTTGTAGTGGGTTTTGGTAATTTATTTAATGACATCACTATGGTGAAATACAATCCAGATTTAACGGAATCTGAAAGATTTTTGGTGCCTATTGCTTATGCAACAAAAGAATCATATGTAATGAGACTTGAAGAAGATTTAACACTAGACAAAAAAGTGCAAATGACCTTGCCAAGATTATCTTTTGAAATGACCGGACTTACATATGATACTTCCAGAAAACAAAATACAAATATCAAAAATGTAGCTTCAACAACATCAGGTATTAAATCACAATACAATCCAGTACCATACAATTTTGATTTTAATCTTTATTTGTATGTTCGTAACATTGAAGATGGTACTCAAGTACTAGAACACATCATACCATTTTTTACACCAGATTATACAATCAAAATTAATATGGTTCCAGAAATGGGAATCATAAAAGAAGTTCCTGTTGTATTAAATTCTTGTACATCAGATATAACTTATGAAGGCAATAGAGAAAAAGATCCAAGAATGATTATTTGGACCTTAAACTTTACAGTCAAAGGTTACATATTTGGTAAATCTACAAGCACAAATCTTATTACACATTCAATTACATCAATATATAATCAAATATCTGATGGTGATGTTGTTGAATTTTCTATGAATGCTGCATCAGGTGTTGGTAATTATCAATTGGGTGAAACAGTGTATCAAGGTTATACACCACAAACAGCAACTGCCACAGCAAGAGTTGTGCTTTGGAAAAATAACATTTTACACTTAGATAACATCAATGGTGATTTTACATCAACACAACCAATATATGGTGTAAATACCAGAGCCAATTATAGATTTACTTCTTATAATATTACACCAGTTAAATATGTACAGATTGATGTAAGACCAAATCCATTATCTGCTAACGCAACTTCACCTTATACAGCCAACACGATAATAACTGAATACCCATAAAACTATGAATACATTTGACAAAAATATGGAACAAATTTTTGATGTGACACCTGTTAATGAAGAAAAGAAAAAATCTTCTGAAGTCGTTGCCGTTAAATATAATGAACCAGATGTGAAACAAGACCTGACTGATGCTTACCAGCAGTCAAAAGAAAACTTGCAAGAAATTATTGACCAAGGCAAAGATGCAATGGAAGTAATTCTTCAAATTGCAAAAGATGGCCAGCACCCACGAGCATTTGAAGTCTATGGAACTCTACTCAAAAACATGGTAGATGCCAACAAAGAACTTTTAAACATCCAAAAAACTATGCGTGATATGGATGGTAAGAAAAAGGGTGATGGTGATACCAAGATTGACAAAGCAATTTTTGTTGGTTCAACAGCTGAATTAAATAAACTTCTAAACAATAAAGAATGATTGAAACTGTTGATTTAAAGTTTGGCGAGGCATATAGGGACAATCCTCTCTTAAAAAAAGCCGGTGTCAAAGTAGAATATACACAAGAACAGGTTGATGAGTACATTAAATGTTCTAAAGACCCTGTGTATTTTGCAAAGAACTACATTAAGATTGTCAACGTTGATGAAGGTCTAATCAACTTTAAGATGTGGCCGTTCCAAGAAAAGATGTTGAAACTTTTCAAGGACAATCGTTTTGTTATTACCAAATGTCCTCGTCAGGTTGGTAAAACTACCACAACCGTAGCCTATATGTTATGGGCAACCATCTTTACTGACCAACAAAATTGTGCCGTTCTGGCAAATAAGGGCGCACTAGCTCGTGACATTTTGGCCAAATACCAACTGGCCTATGAGAATCTACCTATGTGGTTACAGCAAGGTATTGTCACCTGGAACAAAGGTAACGTTGAATTAGAGAACGGTTCTAAGATTGTTGCAGCATCTACATCATCTTCTGCGATTCGTGGAGGTTCTTTCAACATCGTATTCTTGGACGAATTTGCTTTCGTTCCAAATAATATTGCAGAAGAATTCTTTAACTCTGTTTACCCTGTAATTTCATCGGGTAAAAAGACAAAGATTATTATTGTTTCCACTCCTAATGGTATGAACCTATTCTACAAGTTGTGGATGGACTCAATTAATAAGAAGAACAACTATACCAACTTTGAGATTCACTGGTCACATGTACCAGGCCGTGATGAGAAATGGAAAGAAGAAACAATTCGTAACACTTCTTTACGTCAGTTCCAACAGGAGTTTGAAACTGAGTTCTTGGGTTCTTCTAACACATTGATTTCTGGTTACAAACTACAACAATTGGTTTATAACGACCCAATTGCAAACCACGATTTGTTGAAAATCTATGAACATCCCGTCAAAGAAGGTATCAACGAATCTAGGTCTGACCACCTATATGCAATTACAGTTGACGTTTCGGAAGGTAAAAACCTTGACAGTTCTACTTTTTCTGTTATTGATATCTCACAAACGCCATACAAACAAGTGGCCACATATAAGAGTTCATCAATCACACCTATTCTTTTCCCAACAGTCATCTATAATACAGCCAGATACTACAATGATGCGTATGTATTGGTAGAAATTAACAACAATCCGCAAGTGGCCGACTCGTTACATACGGATTTTGAATATGAAAACCTATGGAAAATATTCACAGGCAATAAGAAACCTCAACAATTATCGGCTGGTTTTTCCCGTGGTGTTCAGATGGGATTGAAAATGTCACCTCAAGTTAAGGCAATTGGTTGTTCAAACTTAAAGACCTTGATTGAAGGTGACAAACTTCTAATTAATGATTTTGATACATATTCAGAATTGACAACTTTTATTCAACAAAAGAACTCGTTCTCAGCTGAAGAAGGTGCCAATGATGATATGGTTATGTCTTTAGTTATCTTTTCGTGGATAACAACACAACAATACTTCAAAGAAATTGTGAATCACGACATTCGTAAACAGATTCAATTAGAAAATATGAATCAAATGGACGATGATGTTCTTCCAGCACCTATTATAGAAGATGGATTGGAACATGATTTTGAGATAATGGGCGGTGATATGTGGGAAGTGGCAGATGGTAGGGAAACGTATTCAGAGTATTTCAAAGATTTCCACCGAAGAATGTAAATATGACGTTTCATAAATATCACCATGGTATTCTTTATTACCAAAGAAAACACATAATAATTCAAGGAGAATAAAATGGCATTTCAAATCTCTCCAGGCGTTAATGTATCTGAAATTGACTTAACAACAGTCGTTCCTTCAGTACTATCTACGACCGGTGCTTTTGTTGGAACTTTTAATTGGGGTCCAGTAAATAAAATAATTACAGTAGACAGTGAAATAACATTGAAAAATACATTTGCACCAACAGGTCCAGATGCTAATAGTGCTGTATCATATTTTACTGCTGCAAATTTCTTAGCTTACGGAAATAATTTACAACTTGTTCGTGCAGTTGGTGCTAATTCATATAACGCTACGGCAAATACAAATACAATTCAAGTAAAAAATAAAGATGATTTTGAATATACTTATTTAAATCAAAACAATACAAACGTATATGGTGCTTTTATTGCTAGATATCCAGGTATAATTGGAAATTCTTTGTCTGTTGCTGTATGTTCAAACACTGCTCAATTCAGTTCTTGGGCTTATAATGGTTATTTTACTAGCGCTCCAGGCACTTCATCATACACTTCAGCTATTAACGGCAACAGTGATGAGATGCACATTGCTGTTATTGACACAAAAGGTTTGTTCTCTGGTACAGCAAATACAGTCTTAGAAACTTTCCCATTCGTATCAAAAGCTTCTGACGCAAATGTTAATGGTGAATCTAACTATTATAAACAAGTAATTTTTAATAACTCACAATACATTTTTGCAATAGATCCTGTAAGTTACAGTACAACTGTAGCCACATGGGGTACAGCTGCAGCAAACACATCATTTGCTAATACAACAAATCAATTGATTACATTGGCCAATGGTTCAGATGAAATTCCAGCAGACGGAAGACTTCAACTTGGTTGGGATTTGTTTAAGAATAAAGAAACTGTTGACATTTCATTGGTATTAACAGGCGATTCAAGCATAACAAACCAACAATATGTAATTGACAATATTGTTAATTCTAGAATGGATTGTGTTGCTTTCATTTCACCACCAAAAACCAGCGTTGTTAACCAAGCTGGAAGTGAATCAACAAACATTACAACATGGTTAACTTCATTAGGAAGAAGTTCTTCTTATGTTGTTGCTGATTCTGGTTGGAAATACCAATACGACAAATACAATCAAACATATCGTTACATTCCATTAAATGCTGATATCGCAGGTTTGTGTGTATATACGGACACTGTTAGAGATCCATGGTTCTCACCAGCTGGTTTTAATCGTGGTGCAATTAAGAATTGTGTTAGATTAGCATGGAATCCTAACAAAACATATCGTGATGTGTTATATGCTGCTGGTGTTAATCCAGTTGTATCTTTCCCAGGTCAAGGTACAGTATTGTTTGGAGACAAAACACTACAATCTAAACCATCCGCATTTGACAGAATCAATGTACGTAGATTGTTCATTGTTCTAGAAAAAGCAATTTCTACAGCTGCTAAATTCTCGTTGTTTGAATTGAATGATGAATTTACAAGAGCACAATTTGTGGCACTTGTAACTCCTTTCCTACGTGACATTCAAGGTCGCCGTGGTATTACAGACTTTAAAGTAGTATGTGATTCTACAAACAATACTGGCCAAGTGATTGATTCTAACCAGTTTGTTGGTGACATTTATATTAAACCTGCTCGTTCAATCAACTTTATTCAATTGAACTTTGTTGCTGTTGCAACTGGCGTTGACTTCACAACTGTTGTTGGTGTGGTCTAATAAATAAAACGATAACAGGAGAAAACAATGGCATTTAATGTAGCAGAATTTAGAGCAAATATGGTTGGAGACGGTGCCCGTCCTAACCTGTTCTCTGTCTCTTTAATATTTCCAGCAATTGTAGCCGGCGGCCAAACCGCTGGCCAAAAAGTAACTTTTATGGCTAAAACAGCACAGTTGCCTGGTTCAACAATTGGTACTGTACCAGTTTACTACTTTGGTCGTGAAATGAAATTTGCAGGTAATAGAACATTTGCAGACTGGTCATTAACGATTATTAACGATGAAGATTTTTCAATTAGAAACGCTGTTGAAAATTGGATGAATTCCATTAACAGCAATGCGGGTAATATCCGTAGCGGTGCTGCATTGAATAATACTTCTTACACCGTGGATGCTGAAGTAACACAATTCGGCAAAACTGGTGGCGCATTGAAAAAATATAAATTTGTTGGTTTATTTCCAATTGATTTGGCACCAATTGATTTAGATTGGGGTTCAAATGATGCGATTGAAGAATATTCGGTCACATTTGCTTACCAACATTGGGAAACAGATACAACTTCTTGATTTTTATGTGGAGGGCCTTGGGCCCTCCTTTATGTTTTATTGACTTTGGAATTAATTAAAAAATATGGCACAAAACACAAACAAGTTTTCACTATTCGGGTTTACAATATCCCGTGACCAGACTGAGCTTCAAAAGGAGACTCAGCAATCTTTCACGCCTCCTGCGGCTGAAGATGGCGCATTAACAATAACATCAGCTGCATACTATGGTACGTATGTTGACCTTGACGGTACTGCTAAGAATGAAGTAGAACTTATATCCAGATACCGTGAAATGGCAATGCAACCAGAAATTGAATCAGCAATTGATGATATTGTTAATGAAGCTATTGTGCAAGACGATGATGGTAATACCACTCAAATTGTTTTGGATGATTTAAAACAACCAGAAAAAATTAAGAAAGCCATCAAAGAAGAATTCCAAACCATTTTGCGTTTGTTGAATTACAAAAAGATGGCACAAGATGTTTTTCGTAGGTACTATGTTGATGGTAGATTGTATTACCATGTAATCATTGACAAAGATGATCCTACCGCCGGTATTAAAGAATTAAGATATATTGATCCACGTAAAATTCGTAAAGTACGTGAGATGAAAAAGACCAAAGATGAACGTACTGGTGTAGAGTTGATGAAGACCGTCAATGAATACTACATCTACAATGACAAGGTAGTGTCAGGTTCGTCTACCAACTATGGTCCAGTAGGCACAAGAATTACTGTTGACTCGGTTGTATCAATTGTATCAGGTCTTATGGATTCACGCCGTGCGGTGGTTCTATCATACTTACACAAGGCCATTAAGCCATTGAATCAGTTACGTATGATTGAAGATGCTACGGTTATTTACCGTATCTCTAGAGCTCCAGAACGCCGAATCTTTTATATTGACGTTGGTAACTTACCAAAATTAAAAGCAGAACAATACTTACGAGATATCATGGTCAAGTATAAAAACAAACTTGTCTATGATGCAAACACTGGTGAAGTCCGTGACGACCGTAAGTTCCTGTCCATGATGGAAGACTTCTGGTTACCACGCAGAGAAGGTGGTAAAGGTACAGAAATTACTACACTACCAGGCGGACAAAATCTTGGTGAGTTGGAAGATGTTAAGTACTTCCAGAAAAAATTATATGGTGCATTGAGTGTGCCAGTATCCAGATTAGAAACAAATCAATCATTCTCTTTGGGTCGTTCATCTGAAATTACCAGAGATGAATTGAAATTTGCTAAGTTTGTTGACAGACTACGCAATAAATTTTCAGAACTATTTGACCAAGCTTTGCGTATACAATGTATCTTCAAAGGTATTTGTACTGCTGAAGAATGGGATATGTTCAAAGAAAATATCCACTATGACTTCATTAAAGACAACAACTTCTCTGAACTAAAAGAAGCCGAACTAATGACAAATCGTTTGTCTTTGTTAGCATCAGTTGATCCATATACAGGTCGTTACTTCTCACAACAATGGATTCAACAGAACGTATTGCGTTTGACTGATGATGAAATCAAAGAAATGCAAACACAAATTGATAAAGAAAAAGAAGAAGGTTTTGGATTACCAGTTGGTGTTACAAACGATATTGCATCACAACAAATGAATGCATCAATACAAACAGATGCACAAGCTCAACAATCTCAGAATCAATCTAATATTAATCAAGTTGACGCAGAACACCAACATCAATTAGATATGCAAGCAGCAAAAGCTGCAGCAAAACCTAAAAAAGAAGAATTTGATACTTTTACAAAATTGAAACGTATATTATAAATAGTTTAATTAGGAGAAAAAATTATGGATAAAGCAAGAGCAATTATAGATTACGCATCACAAGACAACGCAACTGCAATGCGTGATGCTATGTATTCGGCCATTCAAGATAAAGTAATGGCACATATTGAAACAAAGAAACAAGAAGTTGCTTTGAATCTGATTTCTAATCCAGATAATCCAAAAGAAGCAGAAGTCGAAGACGAAGCAATAACACACTAAGGGTAAAAAATGCCAAATTTTTATACAAACCAAGTATTAAAAGATACCACAGAACATACTGTTATTAAATTGACAGCCAAGTTTGATGGTACAGGCCAAGAAGCCAACACAATTCGTATTCAAGCAAATACTTTATACGGAGCTTTAGATAAATCTAGAGCAAATTTACTTGTTTCAACAGCAAATACTGGAGCATTACCATATTACGGACTTTCAGTTTATCGTATGTGGTATGATTGTTCGACAACAGGTGAAGTTGAAATGTATTGGACAGCACCTACAGCTGCAGGCAACGGTACTATATTTTTCTTAAATGGTAACGGAGAATATGATGGTGCTGGAAACTGGGTTACTATTGGAAATCCAACAGCAGGCGTAGCCGGTTCAAATGGTGATATTGGTATTACAACCCGTGGTATGGTTGCAAATGATTCATATACAATTGTAGTTGAGTTACGTAAAGACAATGCACACTATCAACGTGGTCAATTAAGTGATCCTGCTGCATTTAATTATCCTCCTTATAACTTAAGACCATAAGGCAACAATAATGAAACTCATTAAAGAAATCACAGAATCTGTACAATACATTACAGAAGAAAAAGATGGCAAAAAGACCCTTTTCATTGAGGGTCCTTTTCTTGTTGCAGAAGCTGTTAACAAAAACAAACGCATGTACAAAGAAGAAACAATGCGTAATGAAGTTAGACGTTACAGTGAAGAATACATTAATAAAAATCGTGCCTTTGGTGAACTGGGACATCCAGACACCCCATCTATTAACCTTGACCGTGTATCACACTTGATTGTTGGATTGCGTCAAGAGGGAAATGCTTGGATAGGCAAAGCAAAAATTCTTGAAACACCAATGGGCAACATTGCAAGAAACCTTATTGAAGGTGGCGCACAACTAGGTGTGTCATCAAGAGGTATGGGTTCTTTGAAAATGGAAAACGGTATAAACGTTGTTCAAGGAGACTTCCATCTAGCCACAGCGGCAGATATTGTAGCAGACCCTTCTGCACCTGGTGCTTTTGTACAAGGCATCATGGAAGGCAAAGAATGGATGATGGTCAATGGCGTATGGACTGAGTATCAATACGAAGAAGCAAAGCAAGAAATCAAGCAAGCTTCACGTAAAGAGATAGAACAAGTAAGTCTACGCATTTGGGAATCATTTGTCAAAAAACTTTAATTATAAATATCCAATATAAAATCAAGGAGATTTTCAAAATGGCAAAATTTAATCTGTCAGAAGCCGCTAAATCAATTTTACTAGACGAAGGTTCTAAAGAAACTTTAGAAGCAAGTGTTTCATCTAAAAAAGGTGGCCAAGATAAACCATCAAAACTATCCACATCTGTTGTTGCAGGACAAAAAGATGTTGGCAAAATTGGCGATTCACCAGAGATGAAGGATGATACAAATCCTGATTACACAAAAGGTGTACCATCAGCAACACCTCCAGGTGCAACACCACCAGTTGGTTCAGAACCAGGTTCAAAAATTTCTGGTGACAAAGACCAACAATCTAAAGGCCGTTCCGATTTGGTAAATACAAATCAAGAACCAGCAACTGATTACAGTTCTATTCGTGACCGTATCAAAGCTAAATTGGCAAAACAAACAATGCAACCAAATCCTGGTGCTGCACAAATGCACGTACCAGAAGAAGTTGATTCTGATGAAGATGTTGTTGCTGAAGAAAAAGAAGAAGGACATGAAGATGCTGCTCAAGATAAAGCAATGATTAAAGCAGCAATGAAAAAAGAAAAGATGAAAGAAAAAATGAAAGAAGATATGGATGCTCTATTGGGCAACGAAAATCTTTCAGAAGAATTTGTTTCTAAAGCTACAACAATTTTTGAAGCTGCTGTTATTGCACGTACTGAATCAATTTTGGAAGATATTCAAAACGAATTGGTTATTCAGTTTGAAGAAGCAGTTGAAGAAGTTAAAGAAGATTTGGCTACCAAAGTTGATGACTACATGAACTACATGGCCGAAGAATGGATGAAAGAAAATGCATTGGCAGTTGAAAAAGGTCTACGTGCCGAAATCGTGGAAGACTTTATCAAAGGCCTAAAAGATTTGTTTGTTGAACATTACATTGACATTCCAGAAGAAAAAGTTAACGTTGTTGAAGAATTGACAACACGTGTGGAAGAACTTGAAGCTTCTTTGAATGAACAAATCAATTCTTCAATTCAACTTAAAAAAGAATTAAACGAAAAAACTAAATCAGAGGCTATACATGCAGTATGTGAAGGCCTAACGCAGACTCAAGTAGAAAAATTAAAATCACTCGCAGAGGGTGTAGAGTTTACTACAATGGAAGAATTTGTGGATAAAGTGGTTACATTAAGAGAATCTTATTTTGAAAACCAAGTTAAATCCCCAGACAGCTCTGCTCTAAACGAGGAAATTACAGTTGAAGAAGAAAAGAAACAAATAGTTTCTGATGATCCTTCGATTGCTCAATACGCACAATCAATCTCTAAATCATTGGCTAAATAAATAGAATTTACCAATAAAAGATACTTATAAGGAGACACTCATGTATCTAACAGAAGAACTACAACAAAAATGGGATCCGGTTCTTAACCACCCAGAATTGGAATCAATTAAAGATCCATACAAGCGTGCTGTTACAGCTCTTGTTTTGGAAAACCAACAACAAGCAATGCGTCAAGATGCACAAGCGTTGAATGAAACAGCATATTCATCAACACCTGCCAACGCAACAGGTTCTAGTATTTCTAACTATGACCCAATTTTGATTAGCTTGGTTCGCCGTGCTCTTCCAAACTTGATTGCTTATGATGTTGCTGGCGTTCAGCCAATGACAGGTCCTACAGGCCTTATCTTTGCAATGCGTGCTAAGTACAATTCACAAACTGGTTCAGAAGCATTCTTCAACGAAGCTAACACACAATTCTCTGGTGCTAACTCTACAACAAACTTGTATGGTTTCAGAGGTATCGGTGGTGCTGACATTGCAACCAACCCAGTATCAGACTTTACTGCTAACGTATTTACAACTGGTATTTCAATGACAACAGCTAAGGCTGAAGGTCTTGGTAAAGATGACGTTACAGATGCATTTAATCAGATGGCATTCTCTATTGAGAAAGTTACTGTTACTGCTCAAAGCCATGCGTTGAAGGCAGAATACTCACTAGAACTTGCACAAGACT